TTAATAAAACTCTATACCCGTAATCTTCAATGAGTTCTGGCGCTTCCCTTTAATTCCTTTTACATATTCAAAATGAATGTTTTTGATTGCCATCTTTATGAATTCAGTTTTTAACTCATCTTCCATTAATTCCCAGCCGTTTAGCAATGAATACTTGAAATTTTTAATCTTCTCATAGTTAAAAGTCTTACCCTTATCATTATCCTTGCGCTTTTCATACTCATGTATTTCTTTGTCAATACGACTTATTATTGGAAAAGCTTCATCCTTATCCATCATACCTTCTATAAAAAGTGTTTGACATCTAGCGCGTTCTTTTCGCAACTTTTCAATATCGATGCCGACATCTTCTATTTCTTTAGGTTGGTTTTCGATTTTATATGATGTTAAATCAAATTGTTTTAGATAATTGTAAAATTGTTTTAAAACCTCGCCTTCGTCGATGTTACATGCATTTTTATTTTTAGTATTTTTGCAGTTAGAACAAAAGTATAGTTTAGAATACCAAACTTCTTTATTTTTAGGCGTATGCTTGACTGTGTTTAAAGTCAATTTCTGGTTACAGTTTGGACATAATAGTTTACTTCTGAAAATAGCGTTATGTTTTACGATTGTAGAGTTAGTTTTTTCACTTATCCTTAATTTTATTTCTTCGTATTCTTCTTCACTTATAATAGCTTCGTGGGTGTTTTCGACGAATATGTCACCGAAAACAAGATGACCTCTAGCTACCGGACTCGTTAGAGCATTGCCTATAACTGATCTGTGCCAGTTTTTACCTAAGGGTGCTTTGTATTTAGAGTTGTTCAATTTTATAGTTATTTCTCTTAAACTAGTACCTTTTTTCGCTTCTTCTACTGCAAATCGTAATACTTTTTTATATTCATTAGGCACAAATTTATCGTTTACTCTGTCGTAATAGAAAGGAGGGACAGTTTTAGCTAACCCTTTTCTAGCTGATGCGCGTCGACCCATTGCAGTACGCTCTTGAATTGTAGTACGCTCCCACTCTGCCATAGCACCTACTAATGTTACGAACAAACGTCCCATAGCAGAAGTTGTGTCATATACTTCTGTTGCGCTCCTAAACAACACGTTTTTATTCTCAAACAATTCTAGTATCTCTAGTAAGTCTTTAACACTTCGAGTTAATCGATCTAGTTTATAGACTAAAACCAAATCAAAATTATCTATTTCATTCAACATTTCTTGTAAAGCGGGTCTGTCTTTTTTAGCTCCGGAGTATCCAGCGTCAGTATATACTTTATGAATTTTCCAGTCGTTTATGTCGCTGTAAGCTCTTAATTTTCTTTCTTGTTCTTCGATAGAGTGTCCTTTTTCTTTTTGTTCAAGTGTACTCACTCTAGTATAAATTGCTACTTTCATGTGCTCCCTCCTCAAAATTGGCAAAAAATAATAAGGGTAGGCGGGCTACCCGAAATTTAGTACTAGGTACTAAATGTGATATAATAAAATAAAAAGTAGGTGATGTTATGACATTTAAAAACAATCATAATTTCAATGAATTAGTTTTAACGAATGAAGACATTAGAATTTTAAAAAATGTCTTAGAAGATGCAGTCAGTGTTTATGATGAATATTCGGTATGTAATGAAGAATCCGATTTTGCTTACTGTTTATTAAGAGACTTATATACATTAGACAGCTTAGCTATTTCGTCAAATAATGTTTGAATTATCGAATTGTACTCTTCGATTTTAATACCATGCATAATAGAGTTTCTGTGTTCAATAGCAGCTTTGACTGAATGTTTTAAATGTTCTTCTATTAAATCGTTGTTTTCCATTTCGTTTAAAAATGTTCTTATATTCCTCTTGTAATCAGGTGTTTGTTTAATTATATCTTTATCAAACTTGTTCAATATCAGCCTACACATTAGTTCTAGCGCTCTACCTAAAAGTAGTGATGTAGCTAGCCTTTTTTCAGACATAAAGCAATCATAAGCTTCAACTATATGGGTTTCAAAATCCTTGTCATTAACTGTTTCTAATAATTGAGTGTATTTTCTTAAAGAAGCCGGTAAATCATTTGCGTTTTCTAACAAAGAATTAGGTGTTCGATAAATTTTTGTAGATTTATCTGATAAATATAAGTCAGAATGAGTTTCAAAATAATAATGCGCAATTGCATCGTCGTTGTATATACTAGCTAAATCGCTCAAGTTAAACATTTGAAAATCATGTATGACTTTTTCGAAAATGAAAGTACTTTTTATATATTCATTTAACTTCTCGAAAGATCTTTCTGTTCTTTTTAAAACATCATCTACAGAAATATTTATTTTTTTCGCTTGCATGCCTTCTGACCCACCGTGAATATAAATTAAACCTCTATAAAAACTGATATTCAAATCTGCGTAGCTATATTTTATACCGGAATAAAAGGGGAAGTATCCAGTATTTTTATCTATTACATCACCAAAAAATATATCCACTAATTCTTTATATTTTTTGTGAAGTTCATTCATTCTTTTTTCTATATCGTTATATCTCCATAAGTATTGTTTCTCTTCCATCCCTCATCCTCCTCACACCATATAGGGGCTATTAATACTTCAATTCTTTAATCCACATATATTTAAAAGTGAGATAGTAGGTAATGAATATAAGACTTAATGTTAAGATTAATTTTTTCATGTCAATTTCTCCTTTTTTATATCTCTTTGTATCGATAAACTCTCAATGGCTCAAATGTAATCGAATACTCGCCATAGTGAGTTCCAATACCGTATATCTTCTTATATTGTTCTATTGCCTCCAATATGTATTCTTCGCTTAATTGTAGATACTCAGACAACTCATACAAGTTACGTACGCCATAATTGTAAGCTTCTACAATTTCGCGTAACGGGACTGCTGAGATAAAGCCGTGTCGTCTTGCGTAATTTTCGAACTTGCGATTGTTGAATTTCGATTGATCTAAAATGTTGCCATACGTCAACTTGTGGTGGGCAAGTTCTTCATATAATACTTCTAATTTGTTCCTTTCGGATAAGGAAGGTCTAATAAAAATTTCTCCTTCTTGATACCAACCATCGAATCCTCGAGGTACTCTTTGTGTTTCTTTCACTTCAACTTCACATTTCATAAGCAATTCTTCGTATTTTCCCATGAGCCAAACCCCTTTGGTGTCTTATTTCTTTCTATCTCTAACCCATTGCATAAAGTTTTCGATTTCTTCCCATTCTTCGGGAGTAAATTCATCTTTATTTGCATGACCGGCTATAGTTTCTTGATGAATACTTTTATCATCAGTTATGTCGGAGGGCATAACTCCAAAATAGTCAGCAAGTAATTCGATTTTATCTCTTCTAGGATATTTGACTGCATTCATCCAACTACTTACAGTAGATTCTTTTAAATTTAAATCTTTTGCCATGTCTGTTTGTGTTTTGCCTTTTCGTTCTAAAAGATTTTTTAAATTCTTTGAAAGAATTTGTTTAGCCATTTTGTTGCCTCTCTTCTTATTTAAGTGTTGCTTAAATTATAATATTTAGTTTACAAAAAGTAAAGTTATTTCAGAAAAAAGTTTACTTTATGTGTTGACACTTTACTTTTAGTGTAGTAAATTAGATGCATACCTTACAAGGAGGTGACAACATGACAGATACAATTGAGGCATTTTCTCTAAAGGGTGCGCGAAATGAATTTGATTACACGCAAGAGCAAATAGCTGATAAATTAGGGGTTTCTCGAGCACAGTATATTGCGTGGGAAAAAGGTGATGTAATACCTAAAAGCATGGTAGTTTATGCTTTAGCTTACATCTATGGTATTAACGCTGACTTATTAAGAGTCAGCAAAAAAATTTAAAACTAACTTCACTTAAAGTGAAGTTGTGTAAAAACACGACAAAAGAAAAACAAACTATTTAAAAGGAGGAACTCAGATGCAAGCATTACAAACATTTAATTTTGAAGAATTACCAGTAAGAACATTAACAGTAAATGAGGAACCGTATTTTGTAGGGAAAGATGTAGCAGATATTCTAGGTTACAAAAATGGCAGTCGTGATATTAACGCTCATGTTGATGCAGAAGATAAGCTGACGTACCAAATCAGTACCGCAGGTCAAAGACGAAATCAAACAATCATCAACGAATCGGGTTTATACAGCCTAATCTTCTCATCAAAACTAGAATCAGCTAAACGATTCAAACGTTGGGTAACTTCAGACGTCCTACCCGCTATTCGAAAACACGGTATCTACGCAACAGACAATGTAATTGAACAAACATTAAAAGATCCAGACTACATCATTACAGTGTTGACTGAGTATAAGAAAGAAAAAGAGCAAAACTTACTTTTACAACAAGAAATTGGAGAGCTAAAACCCAAAGCAGACTATGTAGATGAAATCTTAAAGTCAACTGGAACATTAGCTACAACTCAAATCGCGGCAGACTACGGTATATCAGCACAAAAGTTAAACAAACTACTACACGAAGCTAGATTACAACGAAAAGTGAATAAACAGTGGGTGCTTTACTCAGAACACATGGGCAAGAGTTACACAGAATCAGACACTATACCAATTGTACGCTCTGACGGTAGAGAAGACACAGTTTTACAAACTAGATGGACACAAAAAGGTAGATTGAAAATACATGAAATCATGACTGAATTCGGTTATGAAGCTAACGTAACTGCTTAACAGGAGGGCGCAGCAAATGGAAGATCAAAACAAAAAAGTCATTTATTACTACTATGACGAAGCAGGTAATAGACAACTATTATCAATTGGAGATTTGAATCTCTATTTATTAAAAGATATTAAATCAAGATTTGGTTTATATAAAAAACAAATCCCTGATTTAGATAATCTGTTCGTTCAAATAGACGGTGTTGAATTTAAAGTACTATAACCCGAGCAATGCACCTCTTAAACAACATTATACACGAAAGGAGCATAAACAAATGAACACACTATACAAAACAACCTTCCTCATCACAATGGCAGTTGCGACTTGGAAGGTTTGGAAGATTGAGAAAAACACAAGATTTAAACTTAGAAATTTTGATTATCCAAAAATTAATAATGCTCAGAGCAAATCATTGTTGGATATTGCTAGTCACGATTTAAAAGATATTTAACTGTATTCAAAATTTTCATATCTTGTTGAGCTTTTAAGCTTTCGTATAAAGCTATTGAATAAATAATTTCGTAAGATACGTTTTCAGGAGCATCTTCTTTCAACTTATTTATTCTATCTCTAAAAAAGTCACTGTCACCACCGAATTCTTTTTCGGCTTGATTACTAAGTTCACCAAAGAAATTTTGAAAATCATTAAATTCCATACTTATCACCTCCTTTCACTAGGAGATAACTAAATTATACACGAAAGGAATGGTAGAAGTGCCACCACACATTCAACAAATGTTATACGAAATCCAGTTAAAAGCTGGTATACCTCAAAAATTAATGGAAATGCAAGGTTTGATAAACGATGAAACAACCAAAGAGGAGAAAAAAGAAAATGAGTAACATTTATAAAAGCTACCTAGTAGCAGTACTATGCTTCACAGTCTTAGCAATTGTGCTTATGCCATTGCTGTACTTCACTACAGCATGGTCAATCGCGGGATTCGCAAGTATCGCAACTTTCATATTTTATAAAGAATACTTTTATGACAACAAGGGAGAATGAAAAGATGTCAGATAAAGACTTGATGGAAGAAGTTGACAAGAGAAGGAAAGAAAAAGATTTAACGGTGAGAGAAATAGGATATTTGCTAGGTTTCTCTGATACTTATTTTATTAAGTTAAGAAATGGTTCAAGAAGAATTACTGATCGGAAGAGAGATATAATTAATCGTTATTTAAACGGTGAATACGACAATGTAAAAATTCCTAAATATTCAAGAGATTCTGAACAAGTAGCATATGACAAGGGATATAAACAAGCTTTAAAAGATTTAGAAGAATTTGTAAATAATAAAAAAACTGCTACTTGCGACAACAAGTAACAGTGACAAACACTTAAGAAAAAATTCATGTTCAATATAAAATGAAAAACGGAGGAAGTCAAGATGTATTACGAAATAGGCGAAATCATACGCAAAAACATTCATGTTAACGGATTCGATTTTAAGCTATTCATTTTAAAAGGTCATATGGGCATATCAATACAAATTAAAGATATGAACAACATACCAATTAAACATGCTTATGTCGTAGATGAGAATGACTTAGATATGGCATCAGAATTATTCAACCAAGCAATAGATGAATGGATTGAAGAGAACACAGACGAGCAGGACAGACTAATTAACTTAGTCATGAAATGGTAGAGGGGGATTAACTAATGGCTAATCTATATGAGCTATCAGAAGCATTTAAAGAGATGTCTAATCAAGATGAATTAGATCCAACATTACTAAAAGACACATTAGATTCTATCTAAGCAGAAATGAATGTCAAAGTAGATAACATCGTCAATTGGAGACGTGAAACATTAGGTGACATAGATGTCATAGATAAAGAGATTAAGCGACTTCAAAATTTAAAAAAACAAAAACAAAATTTAACTGATCGTTTAAGAGATTACTTAAAAGAGATGTTAGAAACACAGGAAGTAGATAGTTACCGCACAGCTACTAATCATATTTACAAGCGCAAAAACGGGGCTAGTAAAAATATTATCGATGAAAAACTTATTCCAAAGGATTATTGGCTATCACAAACCCCGAAACTTAATTCTAAGCAACTAATCGATGATTTAAAAGCTGGCAAAGATATTCCTGGCGTTGAATTAAAGGTAACAGAAAGTCTGGTGATTAAGTGATGAATAAATCGGAAACAGTTGTTGAAATAAATAAAGCTATGGTTGCGTTTCGTAAAGAAGTAAAACAACCGCTCAAAGATAAAAATAATCCATTTTTCAAATCAAAATACGTACCTCTTGAGAACGTAGTAGAAGCCATTGACGAGGCGGCAACACCTCATGGACTGTCTTATACTCAATGGGCTTTGAATGATGTAGACGGGCGCGTGGGAGTCGCTACAATGCTTATGCATGAAAGCGGTGAATATATCGAGTATGATCCTGTATTTATGAATGCAGAAAAGAATACGCCACAAGGCGCAGGCTCGTTAATAAGCTACCTTAAACGTTATTCGCTATCTGCGATTTTCGGTATTACTAGTGACCAAGACGATGACGGAAATGAAGCAAGTGGAAAAAATAATAATCCAAAACAGCAAACTAGAACGCAATGGGCAAGTAGCGAAACTATAGGGATTTTAAGGAAAGAGGTTATAAGTTTCACTAAATTGATAAAGGGCACGGATAAAGAAGCTCCACAAAATATAGTAGAACAAAAATTCGACATAAATAACTATAAATTAACAGAAAAACAAGCAGCAGAAGCTATTCAAAAAATACGAAACAACGCAAAAACAATTACTGGAGGAAAACAATAATGCTAAACAGAACAGTATTAGTAGGACGCTTAACAAAAGATCCAGAATATAGAACAACGCCGGATGGTGTGAGTGTTACCACTTTCACTATCGCAGTTAACAGAACATTTACTAACGCTCAAGGAGAACGTGAGGCAGACTTTATTAACTGTGTAACTTTTAGAAAACAAGCAGAAAATGTAAATAATTATTTATCCAAAGGGTCATTGGCTGGCGTTGATGGACGTTTACAATCACGCAGTTATGAAAACAAAGTCGGGCAACGTGTATTTGTGACAGAAGTAGTAGCGGACAGTGTTCAATTCTTAGAACCGAAGAATAACAACCAACAACCAAACAACAATTATCATCAACAAAGACAAACTCAAACTGGTAATAATCCTTTTGATAATACCACTGCGATTACTGATGATGACTTACCGTTCTGATTGGAATGATTAAATGCCGAAAATAACTAGTTATATCACTCAAGACGACGGCACAACAACAGTTGTCATCTCGGGTGTTGAATTAGGCAATAAAGAAACATTACTACTTGATAACGGATTTGATGTGGAAGTCGATGTAAGCGTCATAGATCCGTTTCAAATTACCGGCAAGCAACGACGAAAAATATTTGCGCTTGTCAAAGATATAGAAGAACATACAGGTCAACCAATGGACTATATGCGGCATATGTTCATCGAGTATGTAAGGACTTACTACGGCTATGATGAACGTATTTCGCTAAGTAATTGTACGAGAACACAAGCGAGTCAAATCATTGAAGCAACGCTTGACTGGACGTTCTACAATGACATACCACTTAGCTACAAAACAAGTAATCTACTGAAACAAGATAAATCATTCTTGTACTGGTCGACTGTTAACCGAAACTGTGTAATATGCGGAAAGCCTTACGCCGACCTAGCGCATTATGAAGCAGTCGGTAGAGGCATGAACAGAAACAAGATGAATCACTACGACAAACATGTATTAGCGTTATGTCGCGAACATCACAACGAGCAACATGCGATAGGCGTTAAGTCGTTTGATGATAAATATCACTTGCATGACTCGTGGCTAAAAGTTGATGAAAGGCTCAACAAAATGCTGAAAGGAGAGAAAAATGACTGATCAACCAAGTTACTACTCAATAATAACGGCAAATGTCAGATACGATAACCGACTTACTGACAGTGAAAAACTACTTTTTGCAGAAATAACATCTTTAAGTAACAAATACGGATACTGCACAGCAAGTAATGGTTACTTTTCCAAATTGTATGAAGTAACGAAAAGGACTATATCTGCTAGGATAAACAACTTAAAAGAAAATGGTTATTTAAAAATTGAGCTCGATTATAAAGGGAGTGAAGTTAAACAAAGAAGGTTATACCCCATGACGCAATCTTCTATACCTATAGAAAATAATTTCCATAGGGGTGTAGAAAATAATTTCCATACCCCTATAGAAAGAAACTTCCAAGAGAATAATACAAGTATTAATATTACAAGATTAAATAATACAAGTATTAATAATAATAGCGCAACTGACGTTACGCATGAGCAATTTGAGGAATGGTGGAAACTTTATGACAAGAAGAAAGATAAGAAGATGTCTTTCACTAAATTCAAATCATGCTTAAAGAAACATACTTTTGAGCAAATCATGCAAGGTACTAGAGAATATTTAAAAACTATTACAGACAAACAATATCAAAAGTACCCTAAAACGTTTTTAACTAACGAAAGCTATATGAATGATTATAGCGAAGAGATTAAAGAAGAAGTAAACAATCAATATGTAGATGCGTTTCAGCGCGCATCACAATCGAGTATAGAAAATTTACCGTTTTAAAGGAGTGAGAAAGTGGAGTCATTCCAGAACTTAGCAAAGAAACCAACTTTAAAAAAGCAAATCATTGAACAAGCGTTTGATTTGAAATGTGAGAACTGTGGACGTAAGTACGACTATTACAAATTTGATGACGGTTCAGAATTCAAACATGGTTGTGACTGCGAAATGATAGAGTACGCCAAACAATCGACTGAAAACTATCACAAGAGAAACAGACGGAGAAAAGCAGAACGCATATTCAAGCAATCGATAATGAACGAAGATCTAACGAAAGCAACGTTTGATAATTACAATCCAACTAATAGCCAACTAGAGTATGCAAAAAACTTATGTGAACGTTACGCAAACAATTTCACGTTAGACAATAAACAATCGCTACTAATTCAAGGCTCATTTGGTACAGGTAAATCACACTTATCGATGAGCATCGTTAAATCAGTTAAAGCTAAAGGCTACACAGTGCTATATATGAACGTACCTCAATTGATATCAACAATTAAAAACACTTATAACAACCAAACTGCTATGACTGAACAGGAATTGGCTCAAATTATAAGTGATGTCGATTTAATGGTATTCGATGATTACGGTATCAACATGAACGAATTCGCTACTAGTAAGATGTTCGAGCTTATCGAAAGTAGAATAGGCAAACACAATATCTTTACTACTAACTTGGACGAAAAAGAAATGACAAAAAACAAAGACTTACAACGTATATTCAGCAGAATCATGAGTAATACAACACTAATCAAGATGGACGGTCAAGATTACAGGACTAGAGGTTTAAAACTATGATTACCAAAGAATTTTTAAAAACTAAACTTGAGTGTTCAGATATGTACGCTCAGAAACTCATAGACGAGGCACAGGGCGACGAAAATAAGTTGTATGACCTATTTATCCAAAAACTCGCAGAACGTCATACACGCCCCGCTATTGTCGAATATTAAGGAGTGTTAAAAATGCCGAAAGAAAAATATTACTTATACCGAGAAGATGGCACGGAAGATATCAAGGTTATCAAACATGAAGATAACGAGAATGAAGTTTATTCGCTCACAGGAGCCCATTTCAGCGACGAAAAGAAAATTATGACTGATAGCGACCTAAAACGATTCAAAGGCGCTCACGGGCTTTTATATGAGCAAGAGCTAGGATTACAAGCAACGATATTTGATATTTAGAGGTGGCACAATGAGTAAATACAACGCTAAGAAAGTTGAGTACAAAGGAATTGTATTTGATAGCAAAGTAGAGTGCGAATATTACCAATATTTAGAAAGTAATATGAATGGCACTAACTATGATCGTATCGAAATACAACCGAAATTTGAATTACAACCTAAATTCGGGAAACAAAGACCGATTACGTATATAGCCGATTTCTCTTTGTGGAAGGAAGGGAAACTGGTTGAAGTTATAGACGTTAAAGGTAAGGCGACTGAAGTTGCCAACATCAAAGCGAAGATATTCAGATATCAGTATAGAGATGTGAATTTAACGTGGATATGTAAAGCGCCTAAATACACAGGTCAAGAATGGATGGTATATGAGGACTTAGTGAAAGTCAGACGTAAAAGAAAAAGAGAAATGAAGTGATTTAATGCAACAACAAGCATATATAAATGCAACGATTGATATAAGAATACCTACCGAAGTTGAATATCATCATTTCGATGATGTGGATGATGAAAAAGATAAGCTAGCAAAGCGCTTAGATGACAATCCGGATGAATTACTAAAATATGACAGCATAACAATAAGACATGCATATATAGAGGTGGAATAAATGGGCAGTGTTGTAATTATTAATAACAAACCATATAAATTTAATAATTTTGAAAGAGAATTAATGTCAAAGCGAGGGATAAATGCTGGAATTGTTTCTAAACGTGTAAGAGGTTGTTGGGAGTTTTCAGAAGCTATAGACGCACCTTATGGTATGCACCTAAAAGAATATAGAGAAATGAAACAAATGGAAAAGATTAAACAAGCGAGACTCGAACGCGAATTGGAAAGAGAGCGAAAGAAAGAGGCTGAGCTAAAAAAGAAGAAGCCACATTTGTTTAATGTACCACAGAAACATTCACGTGATCCGTACTGGTTCGATATTACTTATAACCAAATGTTTAAGAAATGGCAGGAAGCATAAATGACTAAAACCGATAGCGCACGCAAAGAATACTTAAACCAATTTTTCGGATCTAAGAGATATCTGTATCAGGATAACGAGCGAGTGGCACATATTCATGTAGTAAATGACGCTTATTACTTTCATGGGCATATCGTGCCAGGTTGGCAAGGCGTGAAAAAGACATTTGATACAGCCGGAGAGCTTGAAATATATATAAAGCAACATGATTTGGAATATGAGGAACAGAAGCAACTAACTTTATTTTGAGGAGCAGGAAAATGACTAACACATTACAAGTAAAACTATTATCAAAAAATGCTAGAATGCCCGAACGAAATCATAAGACGGATGCAGGTTATGACATATTCTCAGCTGAAACTGTCGTACTTGAGCCACAAGAAAAGGCAGTGATTAAAACAGATGTAGCTGTAAGCATTCCAGAGGGTTATGTCGGGCTATTAACTAGCCGTAGTGGTGTAAGCAGTAAAACGCATTTAGTGATTGAAACAGGCAAAATAGACGCGGGATATCATGGTAATTTAGGGATTAATATCAAGAATGATAATGAAACGTTAGAGAGTGAGGATATGAGTAACTTTGGTCGGAGTCCTGCTGGGATAGATGGAAAGTATGCCCGACTACCTGTAACAGATAAAATTTTATGTATGAATGGTAGTTATGTCATAAACAAAGGCGACAAACTAGCTCAATTGGTTATTGTGCCTATATGGACACCGGAACTAAAGCAAGTGGAGGAATTCGAGAGTGTTTCAGAACGTGGAGAAAAAGGCTTCGGAAGTAGCGGAGTGTAAAGACATATTAGATAGGGTCAAGGAGGTTTTGGGGAAGTGACAATAAATGATTTAAAAAAATATGCTAACTAATATTGGTTTGAATGTGGAAAGTGAGAAGTTATCCGAAGTTGAAGTCCAGTTATTCCCGACAGACCAACCATTAAAAGATAATACAGTGCTTGAAGGTTATTCTTGCAATATTAAGAATTGGCCTAAGTTCAAAATTTGGATAAATAAATCTAACAAAGTGACTATAAAATCACGTGGAGTTCAAAAGAGTTTTGATATAGAAGATGAGAAGTCATTAAGGGAAGAATTAAAAGGTTTTGAAATTTTGTAAAAGAGGTGCTGAGGAAGTGACGCAATACTTAGTCACAACATTCAAAGATTCAACAGGACGACCACATGAACATATTACTGTGGCTAGAGATAATCAGACGTTTACAGTTGTTGAGGCAGAGAATAAAGAAGAAGCAAAAGAGAAGTACGAGGCACAAGTTAAAAGGGATGCAGTTATTAAAGTGGGTCAGTTGTTTGAAAATATAAGGGAGTGCAGGAAATGAATCAGCTGAGAATTTTATTACATGACGGTAGTAGTTTGATATTACATGAAGATGAATTATTTAACGAAATAGTATTTGTTTTGAATGATTTTAGAAATGATGATGACTATTTAACGATAGAAAAAGATTATGGCAGAGAACTTGTATTGAACAAAGGTTATATAGTTGGGATTAATGTTGAGGAGGTAGACGATGTTTAATATGCCTAAAATGAAGTTACCAGAAAAATATACTGAAGTATTCAAGACGTATAAAAATGGAACACCAGAAGAAAAAGTTAAGATTGAAGATTATTTTGTTAAAGCCGTTAATGATGAAGACAGTGGATTTTACAGTCCTATGATGGCTAGTCTAAATGAACATCAATTAAAGGGCATGTTAAGACAAGTATCTAGTTTGGTTGATACAGGAGATGACAATAATGATTAAACAAATACTAAGATTATTATTCTTACTAGCGATGTATGAGCTAGGTAAGTATGTAACTGAGCAAGTATATATTATGATGACGGCTAATGATGATGTAGAGGCGCCGAGTGACTTCGCAAAGTTGAGCGATCAGTCAGATTTGATGAGGGCGGAGGTGTCAGAGTAAATGATGTGGTTAATCATAGCAATTATATTACTAGTCATCTTATTGTTTGGCGTGATGTTGCAAGCTGAACAGTTAAAAGGCGATGTGAAAGTTAAAGAGCGAGAGATAGAGATATTAAGAAGTAGATTGAGACACTTTGAAGATTAACGGGGGTTAAACAAATGAGTTTGAGAAAATCAACGCAAAGATATTTAGAAAGTGAATTAAGCAATTACAATTACTTCGATAAAGATATAGCGCGTGTAAGAGATGAAGTTTTAAACCCGTGGAGTCAACAAGATACTAATATCGGTGGAGATAGGGTGCAAAGCAATGTAAGTGTAACTGAAATAAAAGCTATTAGAGTTGTTAATGATAGAAGATTATCGCAATTGGCCAGAATGAAATCAGCTATAGAGGTTGTATATAATCATAGCACTACAGAAACTCAAAAACTTATGGAACTTTATTATTTTAAAAAGCCTAGAACATTAAATTTAACTGGTGTAGCTCAAGAAATAAATGTAAGTAAATCTACCGCTTATGATATGAGGAAAGATATATTAGTTAGGTTAGCTGATGAATTAGGTATAATACATTAAGTTTGGAAAAAGTCTGGAAAAATAACGTCACTTTCGGTGTTAATATGATAGCGTAAGATATTGACTATCTTACTGCGTTTCCCTTATCGCAATTAGGAATAAAGGATCTATGTGGGTTGGCTGATTATAGCCAATCCCTTTTTTAATTTTAAAAAGCGTATAGCGCGAGAGTTGGTGGTAAATGAAATGAACGAAAAACAAAAGAGATTCGCAGATGAATATATAATGAATGGATGTAATGGTAAAAAAGCAGCAATTTCAGCAGGTTATAGTAAGAAAACAGCAGAGTCTTTAGCAAGTCGATTGTTAAGAAATGTTAATGTTTCGGAATATATTAAAGAACGATTAGAACAGATACAAGAAGAGCGTTTAATGAGTATTACAGAAGCTTTAGCGTTATCTGCTTCTATTGCTAGAGGAGAACCTCAAGATGCTTACAGTAAGAAATATGACCATTTAAACGATGAAGTAGAAAAAGAGGTTACTTACACAATCACACCAACTTTTGAAGAGCGTCAGAGATCTATTGACCACATACTAAAAGTTCACGGTGCGTATATCGATAAAAAAGAAATTACTCAGAAGAATATTGAAATTAATATTGGTGAGTACGATGACGAAAGTTAAATTAAACTTTAACAAACCATCTAATGTTTTCAACAGAAACATATTCGAAATACTAACCAATTACGATAACTTCACTGAAGTACATTACGGTGGAGGTTCGAGCGGTAAGTCTCACGGCGTTATACAAAAAGTTGTACTCAAAGCATTGCAAGACTGGAAATATCCTAGGCGTATACTATGGCTTAGAAAAGTCCAATCAACAATTAAAGATAGTTTATTCGAAGATGTCAAAGATTGTTTGATAAACTTCGGTATTTGGGACATGTGCCTTTGGAATAAGACTGATAACAAAGTTGAATTGCCAAACGGCGCAGTTTTTTTGTTTAAAGGATTAGATAACCCAGAGAAAATAAAGTCGATAAAAGGCATATCAGACATAGTCATGGAAGAAGCGTCTGAATTCACACTAAATGATTACACGCAATTAACGTTGCGTTTGAGGGAGCGTAAACACGTGAATAAGCAAATATTTTTGATGTTTAACCCAGTATCTAAACTGAATTGGGTTTATAAGTATTTCTTTGAACATGGTGAACCAATGGAAAATGTCATGATTAGACAATCTAGTTATCGAGATAATAAGTTTCTTGATGAAATGACACGACAAAACTTAGAGTTGTTAGCAAATCGTAATCCAGCATATTACAAAATTTATGCGTTAGGTGAATTTGCTACATTAGACAAATTAGTTTTCCCTAAGTATGAAAAACGTTTAATAAATAAAGATGAGTTAAGACATTTACCTTCTTATTTTGGATTGGACTTTGGCTACGTTAATGATCCTAGTGCTTTTATACATTCTAAAATAGATGTAAAGAAAAAGAAGTTATACATCATTGAAGAGTATGTTAAACAAGGTATGCTGAATGATGAAATAGCTAATGTCATAAAGCAACTTGGTTATGCTAAAGAAGAAATTACAGCAGATAGTGCAGAACAAAAAAGTATAGCTGAATTAAGGAATCTGGGGCTTAAAAGGATTTTACCAACCAAAAAAGGGAAGGGCTCGGTTGTACAAGGGTTACAATTCTTAATGCAATTTGAAATCATTGTTGATGAACGTTGTTTCAAGACTATTGAAGAGTTTGACAACTACACATGGCAAAAGGACAAAGATACAGGTGAATATACTAATGAACCAGTAGATACATACAATCATTGTATCGATTCGCTGCGTTATTCTGTGGAACGATTCTACAGACCAGTTAGAAAACGTACAAATGTAGGTTCGAAAGTTGACACAATAAAATCTCTAGGATTATAGGAGGGAACAAATGTTAAAAGTAAACGAATTTGAAACAGATACAGATCTACGGGGAAACATAAATTACTTATTTAATGATGAAGCCAATGTTGTTTACACATATGACGGGACGGAATCCGATTTATTACAAAACGTTAATGAAGTAAGTAAATACATTGAACATCACATGGATTACCAACGACCTAGATTGAAAGTGTTAAGTGATTATTACGAAGGTAAAACTAAGAACTTAGTTGAGTTAACACGACGCAAAGAAGAGTACATGGCAGATAACCGTGTAGCGCATGATTACGCATCTTATATTAGCGATTTTATCAACGGCTATTTCTTGGGTAATCCAATTCAATATCAAGATGATGACAAAGATGTATTAGAAGCTATTGAGGAGTTCAATGATTTGAACGATGTTGAATCGCACAATAGATCTTTAGGATTAGATTTGTCAATTTATGGCAAAGCTTATGAGTTGATGATTAGAAATCAAGATGATGAAACGCGTTTATATAAGATTGATGCAATGAGCACTTTTATCATATATGACAACACAGTTGAACGTAACAGTATTGCAGGCGTTAGATATTTAAGAACTAAACCAATAGACAAGACTGACGAAGACGAAGTGTTTACTGTTGATTTATTCACTTCACATGGTGTTTATAGATATCTTACCAGTAGAACAAATGGTTGGAAGCTCACACCACGTGAAAAAAGTTTTGAATCTCACTCATTTGAACGCATGCCTATTACAGAATTTAGCAACAACGAAAGAAGAAAAGGAGATTATGAGAAAGTAATCACTTTAATTGATTTGTATGATAATGCTGAATCAGATACAGCTAACTATATGAGTGATTTAAATGACGCTATGTTACTTATTAAAGGTAATTTAAATTTAGATCCTGTAGAAGTTAGAAAACAAAAGGAAGCTAACGTGTTGTTTTTAGAACCGACTGTTTATGCTGATAGCGAAGGTAGAGAAACAGAAGGTTCAGTTGACGGTGGTTATATTTATAAGCAATACGATGTACAAGGTACCGAAGCTTATAAAGACCGTTTGAACAGTGATATACACATGTTTACCAACACGCCTAACATGAAAGATGATAACTTTAGTGGCACTCAATCGGGTAAAACTTTGCCCCTTAAGCTAGCGATAGCTTAATGTAAATCGGGTTAAAATTGGAAAGCTAAACCGTTTGTATTACCTACAAAACTCCTGGATGTGATATATTTATCTTGAGGGAGTGGTTGAATGAAATACAACAGATTAACAATATTAAAAACATATTCAAAAAAGATGAGCAATGGAAAATCAAAACGTTTTGCTTGGTGCAAATGTGATTGTGGTAATGAAAAAGAAATAGCTTTGTATCATGTTAAAAAAGGTAATACGAAATCTTGTGGTTGTTTATCGAGAGAAAAGACAACTGAAAGAAACACAAAACATGGTATGAGACATCATCCAATCTATAATACTTATAACAGTATGATGGCACGTTGTTATAACGATAAAAAGAAAAGTTATAAACATTATGGTGGTCGTGGTATTAAAGTTTGTGATGAATGGCATGACATTAACAATTTCATAAAATGGTGTGAAAAAAATGGTTTTAAAAAAGAAAAACAATTAGACAGAATAGATAACAATAAAAACTATAGTCCAGAAAATTGCAGATTTGTCACACCGACAATCAATTTGAGAAACACCAGAAGAAATGTAATGATTAACGGCTTAGCTTTAAGAGAATATTTGGATATGTTAGGAAAGAAACACGATTTATCATTCTCTACTTTGAGATATAGATATTACACAATTACTAAAGAGGGTTTAGAGCCTAGAGAAGATAATCTGGTTTTTCATTCAAGATGGTTAAAACGATAAGCTAATCAATTACCACTGCGTTAAGAAATTAACGTAAGGTTTAACGACTAGATAAAGTAACCTAATGAAAAGCAACCTTAACGGGTTGTTTTTTTATGGAGAAATATCCACGAAATCCGACATCTTACTGAGATGATGAGATAGTCTAACCTGAGTACGAAATGACGTACTGTTATGCGAGGAAACTCCCAGATGTAGAGGATAAAGAGCCTCTACGATAATAAAGGTGGAAGCCATGAAATACAAATTATTTGGATTGGAACAACGTACTAAAACTAAAGAAGGATTGTTTACTAAAGGGTTAAGACGTCGTGCTAAGTTGTTAGAGACAATACTTAAAAATACACGGTCGATTGACGCTAACAAAGATTTCAATACTGTTAGATACGTATACAACAGAAACTTACCTAAATCATTGATTGAAGAATTAAAAGCTTATATTGATTCTGGCGGGAAGATTAGCCAAACAACTTTAATGTCTCTATTCTCGTTCTTCCAAGACCCTGAATTAGAAGTCAAGAAAATAGAAGAAGATGAGAAAGAATCTATTAAAAAAGCTCAAAAAGGCATTTATAAAGACCCTAGAGACATCAATGATGACGAACAAGATGATGATACAAAAGATACTGTTGATAAAAAGGAATGATTGTAATTGCCTAACAAAAACACTCAAGAATATTGGGAAGAACGCGGACGCAAAGCAATCGAGAATGAGTTGAAGCGTGATAAAACTAAAGCTGAAGAAATAGAACGTATATTGAATATGATGATTAAGCGCATTGAAAAAGAAATCAATGCGTTTATTGTTAAGTACGGAGATTTTGCAGGCGTTACATTACAAGAAGCACAAAAGATTATTGATGAGTTCGATGTAAAAGCGTTTCAAGAAGAAGCAAAAAGATTGGTCGAAAACAAGGACTTTAGCGATAGAGCAAATGAAGAATTAAAGAAGTATAACACGAAAATGTATGTATCTAGAGAACAGATGTTAAAGATTCAAATCGAATTCTTAATTGCTTATGCAACAGCTCAAACTGAATTATCTATGAGGGAATATTTCGAATCAACAGCTTATCGTGTGTTCAGTGATCAAGCAGGTATTTTAGGTGAAGGTGTACAAGTAGCTAAAGAAGTTATAGATACAATCGTTGATACACAATTTCATGGTGTCGTTTGGTCAGAGCGATTATGGACTAATACTGAAGCGATGAAACAAGAAGTAGAAGAAATAATTGCTAATGTGGTTATTAGAGGTCGACATCCTAATGAATACGTTAAAGATATGCGTAAACACTTAAATAAATTCGAAGGAACAGCACGACAAAAGACCGCAGCAATTAAATCATTGCTTTATACGGAATCGGCACGTGTTCACGCACAATCAAGCATTGACAGCATGAAAGAAATTTCACCGGAAGGATATTATATGTATATTGCAAAAATCGATAATAGAACAACTAAAGTATGCAAAGGGCTTAATGGAGAAATATTCAAAGTTAAAGATGCTAAAATTGGTGTTAATTTCTACCCTATGCATATCAATTGTCGTTCAGATTGTGCATTACTACCTAAATCTATGTGGCCGAAAAAGCCAAACAAGAAACGAAAAACAAAATACTTCGGAGGGAAAGTGAAAAGCGGTGATTGATTTAAAAGTAAAGTTCTTTAAAGGTAAGTTAGCTTTGTATGATAGTAAATTGAGTGTTTGGAGGATACTAATATGAGCAATACTGACAAATACCTTAGAGACATAGCAAGAGAGTTAAAAGGTATACGTAAAGAGTTACAAAAGCAAAACGAAACAGTTATTATTGATGCAAACTTAGACAGTGTAAGGTCGGCAGTATTAGCCGATAAAGTAAAATCGAAATATAATGAACCTCTCTTTTAATAGCTAGCACTTAATTGTGTTGGCTATTTTTTATGTCCAAACCATGCTTATGACAATAAAAGATGCAAGTGTAACAGCCCGAACCATGTATGGCTTAAAACTAATCAAGAGTAAATAAATGAGGTGTAAAAACTATGGATATCCAAGAAAAGTTAAAACTCAAATTACAGTTTTTTGCTGAAGAATCAGATGGAGATAATGGAAAAACAAAAGATAACAACGATGATGAAGGCAAAGACAAACAAGACAAAAAGACTAATTCAGAAGAAGAAATCGAAAAAAGACTACAAGAAGAATATAACAAGCGTCTTAAAGAAGAATTAAGTCGTCGTATGAAGAAGAAAGAAAAAGAGAAACAAGAAGCTGTTGATGAAGCTAAACGATTAGCAAAAATGAACAAAGATCAAATCGCTGAATATGAACGCGAACAAATGGAAAAAGAGCTGGAGCAATTACGCTCAGAAAAACAATTAAACGAAATGCGTTCAGAAGCACGAAAAATGTTGAGTGAAGCGGAAGTTGATTCATCAGACGAGGTTGTCAGTTTGGTTGTAACTGACACTGCCGAACAAACTAAATTGAATGTTGAAGCTTTTTCTAATGCAGTAAAAAAAGCGGTTAATGAAGCGGTTAAGGTTAATGCTAGACAATCGCCATTGACTGGTGGAGATTCATTTAATCACTCGACTAAAAATAAACCGCAAAACTTAGCTGAAATAGCTAGACAAAAAAGAATTATTAAAAATTAACGGAGGCATTTAAATGGAACAAACACAAAAATTAAAATTAAACTTGCAACATTTTGCAAGTAACAATGTTAAACCACAAACGTTTAACCCTGATAATGTAATGATGCACGAAAAGAAAGATGGTACGTTGTTAAACGACTTTACAACACCTATCTTACAAGAGGTTATGGAAAACTCTAAAATCATGCAATTAGGTAAGTACGAACCTATGGAAGGTACTGAGAAGAAGTTTACTTTTTGGGCTGATAAACCTGGCGCTTACTGGGTAGGTGAAGGTCAAAAAATCGAAACGTCTAAGGCTACTTGGGTTAATGCTACAATGAGAGCATTTAAATTAGGGGTTATCTTACCTGTAACGAAGGAATTTTTAAATTTCACTTATTCACAATTCTTCGAAGAAATGAAACCTATGATTGCTGAAGCATTCTATAAAAAGTTTGATGAAGCGGGTATTTTGAATCAAGGTAACAATCCATTCGGTAAATCAATTGCACAATCAATTGAAAAAACTAATAAGGTTATTAAAGGTGACTTCACACAAGATAACATTATTGATTTAGAGGCATTACTTGAAGATGACGAATTAGAAGCGAATGCGTTTATCTCAAAAACACAAAACAGAAGCTTGTTACGTAAAATTGTAGATCCTGAAACGAAAGAACGTATTTATGACCGTAACAGTGATACGTTAGATGGTCTACCTGTGGTTAACCTTAAATCAAGCAACTTAAAACGTGGTGAGTTAATCACTGGTGATTTCGATAAGTTGATTTACGGTATCCCTCAATTAATTGAATACAAAATCGATGAAACTGCACAATTATCTACAGTCAAAAATGAAGATGGAACACCTGTAAACTTGTTTGAACAAGATATGGTGGCATTACGTGCAACTATGCATGTAGCATTGCATATCGCTGATGATAAAGCGTTTGCTAAGTTAGTTCCAGCTGATGAAAAACCAGCTTCAGTTCCAGGAGAAGTTTAATAAATAATTAGGAGTGGTAACATGCCCGAAATCATTGGAATTGTTAAAGTAGATTTTACAGATTTAGAAGATAACAGACATGTCTATATGAAAGGGCATGTCTACCCTCGCAAAGGTTATGATCCTACAGATGAACGTATAAAATCTTTAGCCAGCGATGAAAATAAACGCAATGAGCAAATGATTTACGTTGTTGATGATAAGTTAACTAAAAAGGAACTTATTGAAATAGCGAGCCTTGCTAGTTTAAATGTTGACGAAAAACAAACAAAAGCTGAAATTATTAGTGCTTTTGAGTCACTTGTGTAGGTGATTATATGGCTACATTAGATGACGTTAAGAAACGCATTGGTCTTAAAGATGATAAGCAAGACGAACAGTTACAAGAAATAATCAAAAGTTGTGAAAGTCAGTTGTTATCAATGTTACCTATTGAGATTGAAGAAATACCCGAAAGATTTAGTTACATGATTAAAGAGGTTGCAGTTAAACGATATAACAGGATTGGTGCTGAAGGTATGACATCAGAAGCAGTTGATGGACGTAGCAACTCATATGAATTAAATGATTTTAAGGAGTATGAAGCTATTATCGATAATTTCTTTAATGCTAGAACAAGGACTAAAAAAGGAAGGGCTGTATTCTTTTGAGATATGAAGATAGAGCTGTTTTCCAATTAGAACAAGTAGCAACTTACAATACTAAAACTAGTAAAAAAGAAAACACGTTCATTACTTATGATGCAATACCATGCAATATTAACCCCCTTTCTATAGCAAGAAAGCAACTTGAATTTGGCGATGTAAAAAACAATGTAAGTGTTCTGAGGATAAAAGAATCAATATCTTATCCTGTTAGTCACGTGTTGGTTAACGACATTCGCTACAAGATAGTTGATACAAGGGCATACAGACACGAAACGTCATATTACATCGAAGAGGTCAACTAATGAATATAGATGGATTAGGCGCGTTGTTAAACCAATTTCACGATATGAAAAACAACATTGAAGATGATGTAGACGAAATTTTACTAGACAAAGCTAAAGAATACGTAGTAAGAGCTAAATTAAAAGCTAGAGAAGTAATGAATAAGGGTTATTGGACTGGTAATTTATCACGCAATATCAGATATAAAAAAACTGGCGATTTGCAATACACTATCACATCGCATGCAGCTTATAGTGGTTTTTTAGAATTTGGTACTCGATACATGGAGGCAGAACCTTTTATGTGGCCGGTATACGAAGTGATTAGGAAATCAACTGTAGAAGAATTGAAGGCGTTGTTTGAATAGGAGATAAAAGCATGACACCGAACTTACAACTTTATAATAAAGCGTATGAAACGCTACAAGGATATGGATTCCCTGTTATTTCTCGTAAAGAGATGCAACAAGAGATTCCGTATCCTTTTTTTGTCATAAAAATGCCGGAGTCAAATAGAAGTAAGTACACGTTTGATAGTTATTCTGGCGATACGAATTTAGTTATTGATATTTGGAGTGTAAGCGATGATTTAGGACATCATGACGGACTTGTTAAAAGGTGTATTGATGATTTAACACCTAGCGTTAAAACAAACGATTATGACTTTGAAGAAGATGATACTAACATCGCACAGTTAGTCGATGATACTACTAATCAAGAATTGCTACACACATCAATAACGATATCTTACAAAACATTTTAAAAAACGGAGGAATATTGAATGGCGAATATGAAAAATAGTAATGACCGTATTATTTTGTTTAGAAAAGCTGGCGAAAAAGTAGATGCTACTAAAATGCTTTTTTTAACTGAATACGGCTTATCACATGAAGCTGATACAGATACAGAGGATACAATGGACGGTTCTTATAACACTGGTGGTTCAGTTGAATCAACAATGTCTGGTACTGCTAAAATGTCTTATGGTGACGATTTTGCAGACGAAATTGAAGATGCGGTTGTAGACCGCGTATTGTATGAAGCTTGGGAAGTTGAAAGTAGAATACCAGGCAAAAATGGAGATGCTACTAAATTTAAAGCGAAATATTTCCAAGGTTTCCACAATAAATTTGAATTAAAAGCAGAAGCTAACGGTATTGATGAATATGAATATGAATACGGAGTGAATGGTCGTTTCCAACGTGGATTTGCAACATTGCCTGAGGCTGTAACAAAGAAACTTAAGGCGGCTGGATACAGATTCCATGACACTACAAAAGAAGATGCGTTAACTGGCGAAGAGTTAACAGCAATTCCTCAACCTAAAGCGGATTCGCCATCGTCTGTACCAGGAGAAGTATAAAAATAGGGCGTTAAGCCCTTTTTATTTTTGTTTAAATTAATTATGAATGGAGTTTGTAAAGATGAATGTTGAAATTAATGGAAAGTCATTAGAACTAAGTTTTGGTTTTAAATTTTTAAGAGAGATCGATAACCGATTAGGTTTAAAAGTAGAGCAAGCTTCTATTGGTCAAGGTGTATCAATGTTACCCGTAGGTTTAGAAAGTGGAAATCCTGTTGTGATTGGCGAAGTTTTAATTGCAGCTACATCTCACTTAAAAAAACAAGCAATTACTATTAATAACATTGATGAAGCACTAGATGAAATCGCAGAAAATATCGGACTAGAAGAATTCGGTTCAGATATTTTAACGGAGTTGGGAAAGCGACCTATGACCCGAAACCTAGTAGAAGTAGTGGAAGCGGAAGAGAAACCAGCGGAAGCGTAATAACTTACGACAGAATCGTTATCACTTGTATGTCAACACTTGGTATTACAGATTTGAACGTTATTGAGCAAATGACATTAACAGAATATAACTATCGAATGTATGCGAAAGAGTATGAAATGCTAACCCAAGAATTCGAACGTTACAAACTTGCGTTTGCTATTCGTGATGCTGCAGCTACTAAAAATGTTGGGACAGAAAATAAACCTAAAGAGGAATATGTTTTTAACAATGCAAACGACGTATTGCCTTATGAAGAAAATATCCAACGGCTTAACGAAGGTAAAGATATAAGATTTAGCAGCGAACGTGATGAATACGAACCACAAAATAATGAATTCTTTAAAGTTATAGCAGAATTTAATAAGCAATAGAAAGAGAGGTGTTAATGTGACGGAATATAAAATTAAAGCGACTATTGAAGCTAGTGTAGCCAAATTCAAAAGGCAAATTGATAGTGCGGTTAAGTCTGTGCAAAGATTTAAACGAGTAGCAGATCAAACTAAAGATGTTGAATTAAACGCTAACGATAAAAAATTACAAAAAACTATCAAGGTTGCTAAAAAGTCTTTAGATGCCTTTAGCAACAAAAATGTAAAAGCTAAATTAGATGCTAGTATACAAGACTTACAACAAAAGATATTAGAATCAAATTTTGAACTAGACAAACTTAACTCCAAAGAAGCTAGCCCTGAGGTTAAACTACAAAAACAAAAGTTAACTAAAGATATCGCTGAAGCAGAAGTTAAGTTATCCGAACTAGAAAAGAAGCGTATCAGTATTGACGTCAATGCAGATAACAGTAAATTCAATCGAGTGTTAAAAGTATCTAAAGCTAGTCTTGAAGCGTTAAACAGGTCTAAAGCCAAAGCTATTATAGACGTGGACAATGGTGTTGCTAACTCTAAAATAAAACGCACTAAAGAAGAGCTTAAAAGTATTCCAAACAAAACTAGATCTCGACTAGATGTAGATACAGGGCTTTCTATACCAACTATTTATGCGTTTAAAAAATCATTAGACGCATTGCCGAACAAAAAAACAACAAAGGTAGATGTCGATACTAATGGTTTAAAGAAAGCTTATGCCTACATAATAAAAGCAAATGACAATTTTCAAAGACAGATGGGGAATTTAGCTAATATGTTCCGTGTGTTCGGTACTGTAGGTTCTAATATGGTTGGTGGATTACTTACATCATCTTTTAGTATCTTAATACCTGTAATAGCGAGCGTAGTACCTGTAGTATTTGCGCTATTAAACGCTATCAAAGTGTTAACTGGCGGTGTACTTGCTTTAGGTGGTGCCGTAGCAATAGCGGGAGCGGGTTTTGTAGCATTTGGCGCAATGGCTATCAGCGCTATAAAGATGCTTAATGATGGCACTTTACAAGCTAGCTCAGCAACAAACGAATACAAAAAAGCTTTAGATGGTGTAAAGTCAGCATGGACTGATATTATAAAGCAAAATCAATCCGCTATCTTCACAACTCTTGCAAATGGTTTAAATACTGTTAAAACAGCAATGCAGAGTTTACAACCGTTTTTTAGTGGTATTTCAAGAGGAATGGAAGAAGCGTCTCAAAGCGTGCTTAAATGGGCTGAAAATAGCAGTGTAGCTTCAAGATTCTTTAATATGATGAATACAACGGGTGTTTCGGTATTTAACAAGCTATTAAGTGCTGCAGGCGGTTTTGGTGACGGATTAGTCAATGTATTCACGCAATTAGCACCACTGTTTCAATGGTCGGCTGATTGGTTGGATAGATTAGGTCAATCTTTCTCTAACTGGGCTAATAGTGCAGCTGGAGAAAATTCGATTACTCGTTTTATTGAATACACAAAAACAAACTTACCTATCATTGGTAATATTTTTAAAAATGTTTTCGTTGGAATTAACAATTTGATGAATGCATTCAGTGGATCATCAACTGGCATATTCCAATCTCTTGAACAAATGACAGCTAAGTTTAGGGAATGGTCTGAACAAGTAGGACAATCTCAAGGGTTTAAAGACTTTGTCAGTTATATACAAACTAATGGACCGCTAATAATGCAATTAATTGGGAACATTGCAAGAGGATTAGTTGCATTCGCAACAGCGATGGCTCCTATAGCTAGTGCAGTATTACGCGTTGCAGTAGCAATAACTGGTTGGATAGCTAACTTGTTTGAGGCGCATCCAGCTACAGCACAATTAGTTGGCGTCATTATAACTTTAGTTGGTGCATTTAGATTTTTAATACCGATTATTCTTGCTGTATCTAATTTTATGGGTGGCGGATTAATAGGTAGGATCATTGCATTAGTAAGTAAGTTCGGTTTATTAAGAGCGGGATTAACAATTTTAAAAGGTGCGTTCATGTTATTAAAAGGACCATTAAAAATTATATCGGTTATATTCCAACTGTTATTCGGTAAGATTGGATTAATTAGAAATGCTATCACAGGACTAGTAACTGTGTTTGGTATTTTAGGTGGTCCAATAACAATAGTAATTGGTGTAATCGCTGCTTTAATAGCTATATTCGTTTTATTGTGGAATAAAAATGAAGGATTCAGAAACTTTATTATAAATGCTTGGAATGCGATAAAAACATTTATGGTTACAGTTTGGAATGTGTTGAAAACTGTAGCTTCGGTTGTATGGAATGCTATTTTAAAAGCTATCACTACAGCAGTAACTAATGTATACAATTTTATAATGATTGTTTGGAATCAAATAGTCGCTTATTTACAAGGGTTATGGAATGGAATTATCGCTATTGCAACAACGGTATGGAACCTTTTAGTTACAATCATCACAACTGTTTTCACAACGATAATGACAATAGTTATGACGATATGGACAGCTATTTGGACATTCTTAAGTACAATCTGGAACACGATAATTACAATCGCTACTACGATTTGGAATTTGTTAGTCACTGTAATAACTACTGTGTTTACAACAATCATGACTATCGCAATGACGATTTGGAACGCTATTTGGACGTTCTTACAAACGTTGTGGAACACAATAGTTAGCGTAGCAACAACAGTATGGAATGCTATTACTACAGCTATATCTACTGCATTACAAGCGGCATGGAGTTTTATTTCAAATATCTGGAATACAATTTGGAGTTTCTTATCTGGTATTTTAACAACTATTTGGAACAAAGTAGTAAGTATATTCACACAAGTTGTATCAACTATCTCAGATAAAATGTCTCAAGCTTGGAACTTCATTGTCACTAAAGGTATGCAATGGGTATCTACTATAACAAGTACGCTAATTAACTTTGTTAATAGAGTTATTCAAGGATTCGTTAATGTTGTAAACAAAGTTAGTCAAGGTATGACAAATGCAGTAAATAAAATAAAAAGCTTTATAGGAGATTTTGTGTCAGCAGGTGCCGATATGATTCGTGGTTTAATTAGAGGTATTGGCCAAATGGCTGGCCAATTAGTAGACGCGGCTAAAAATGTTGCTAAGAAAGCTTTAAATGCAGCTAAAAGTGCTTTGGGTATTCACTCGCCTTCACGTGAATTCATGGATGTTGGTATGTATTCAATGCTAGGTTTCGTCAAAGGTATAGATAATCATTCAAGTAAAGTTATTCGTAACGTTTCTAATGTTGCTGATAAAGTAGTTGATGCATTTCAGCCTACATTAAACGCACCTGACATTTCTAGTATTACAGGAAACTTAAGTAATTTAGGTGGAAATATAAATGCGCAAGTACAACACACACATTCTATTGAAACATCACCGAACATGAAAACTGTTAAAGTTGAATTCGATGTCAATAACGATGCGCTTACTAGTATTGTTAACGGCAGAAATGCTAAACGCAATTCTGAGTATTACTTATAAAGGAGGTTACAAATGGACATAGAATTAACAAAAAAAGATGGTACTGTAATCAAATTAAGTGAATACGGGTTTATCGTTAACGATATAGTAATTGATAGCATGCAAATCAACACAAAGTATCAAGATAAAGAAAACATGAACGGTCGCATACTAATGGGGAGCAATTATATCAGTAGAGATATAGTTGTTCCTTGTTTTTGTAAAGTTAAAAATCGTTCAGACATTGCTTATATGCGAGATATGTTGTATTCGTTAACGACAGACATAGAACCAATGTATTTACGAGAAATCAGAAGAAAAGAAGAGTTGAATTACAGGTTTACACAACCTACTTCTGATGATTACGTGAAATTAGATAAAAACAACTTCCCGGATTATGAATATTCAAGACACGATCAACAAATTTATGTAAATGGTAAGCAGTATAAAGTTATTTTTAACGGAGTTATAAACCCTAAACAAAAAGGTAATAAAGTTTCTTTTGAACTAAAATTCGAAACTACAGAACTACCATACGGCGAAAGTATTGGCACAAGCCTAGAGCTAGAAGAAAACAAAAAGGTTGGATTGTGGTCGTTTGATTTTAATATCGATTGGCATGCAGGCGGAGATAAGCGCCAGTATACATTTGAAAACGTAAGTAAAGATACAGTTTACTATCATGGTACTGCACCGAATGACCAATTCAACATGTATAAAAAGATAACAATTATTTTAGGCGAAGATACAGAATCATTTGTATGGAACTTAACGCATGCTGAAATAATGAAAATCGAAGGAATCAAACTAAAAGCTGGAGACAAAATTGTTTATGATAGCTTCCGAGTTTATAAAAACGGTGTTGAAATAAGTACCGAAACGAATATAGCTCAACCAAAATTTAAATACGGAGCTAATAAATTTGAGTTTAATCAAACGGTACAAAAAGTTCAGTTTGATTTGAAATTTTATTATAAGTAGGTGTCAGAATGACAATAACTATTAAACCACCTAAAGGTAATGGCGCACCTGTACCAGTAGAAACAACTTTAGTGAAAAAAGTTAATGCTGACGGTGTATTAACTTTTGATATTCTCGAAAACAAATACACTTATGAAGTTATTAACGCTATAGGGAAAAGATGGATTGTTAGTCATGTCGAAGGTGAAAATGACAAGAAAGAATATGTAATAACTGTCATTGATAGGAAATCAGAAGGCGACAGACAACTGGTTGAATGTACTGCTAGAGAGATTCCCATAGACAAGTTAATGATTGACAGGATTTATGTTAATGTAACAGGTTCTTTTACAGTAGAAAGGTATTTTAACATTGTATTTCAAGGTACTGGAATGCTTTTTGAAGTCGAGGGCAAAGTTAAGTCTTCAAAGTTTGAAAACGGCGGTGAAGGCGATACAAGGTTAGAAATGTTTAAAAAGGGATTAGAACATTTCGGTTTAGAATATAAAATAACGTATGACAAAAAGAAAGACAGATATAAGTTTGTATTGACGCCTTTTGCTAATCAGAAAGCGTCTTATTTTATTTCTGATGAAGTTAATGCTAATGCTATAAAACTGGAAGAAGATGCAAGTAATTTCGCAACTTTTATCAGAGGATATGGTAATTATTCAGGAGAAGAAACATTCGAACACGCTGGGCTCGTAATGGAAGCTAGAAGTGCATTAGCTGAAATATACGGTGATATACACGCAGAACCTTTTAAAGACGGCAAAGTTACTGACCAAGAAACTATGGATAAAGAATTACAATCAAGATTAAAAAAGTCTTTAAAACAATCTTTGTCTTTGGACTTTTTGGTGTTAAGAGAAGCTTATCCTGAAGCAGACCCACAACCTGGGGATATAGTTCAAATAAAATCTACTGTTTTAGGACTTAACGACCTAGTGCGTATAGTAGAAATTAAAACAATCAGGGATATAAATAATGTGATTGTTAAGCAAGATGTAACGCTTGGTGAATTTAATCGAGAACAACGATATATGAAGAAAGTAAATACTGCAGCTAATTATGTTTCTGGATTGAATGACGTTAACCTTTCCAACCCTAGTAAAGCGGCAGAAAACTTAAAATCTAAAGTTGCATCGATAGCTAAATCCACACTTGATTTAATGAGTAAAACAGATTTTATTGAAGATAAGCAAAAGAAAGTGAGTTCTAAAACTGTAACCACATCTGACGGAACTATCGTTCATGATTTTGTAGATAAATCAAACATTAAAGATGTAAAAACGATTGGAACGATTGGCGATTCTGTAGCTAGAGGATCACATGCGAAAACAAATTTCACCGAAATGTTAGGTAAAAAGTTAAAAGCTAAAACAACGAACCTCGCAAGGGGTGGTGCTACGATGGCTACCGTGCCAATTGGTACAGACAAAACAGAAAACAGTATATATCGTCAGGCAGAACAAATAAGAGGTGATTTAATCATAGTTCAAGGTACTGATGACGACTGGCTTCACGGTTATTGGCAAGGAGTGCCGATTGGAGATAGCAAAATAGATTTAAAAACCTTTTATGGCGCTTTCTGTAGTGCTATTAACATTATAAAAGAAAATAACCCACAAGCTAAAATATTAGTCATGACAGCTACAAGACAATGTCCTATGGATGGCACTAAAATACGCCGTAAAGACACGGATAAAAATAAATTAGGGTTAACACTTGAAGACTATGTAAATGCTCAAGTTTTGGCTTGCAGTGAATTAGACGTGCCTGTATATGATGCATATCATACAGACTATTTCAAACCTTATAATCCTGCATTTAGAAAATCCAGCATGCCTGACGGGTTACATCCGAATGAACGAGGCCATGAAGTTATTATGTATGAACTTATTAAAAATTATTATCAGTTTTATGGATAATAAAGGAGGAAAACATGAGTAATAAACTAATTACAGATTTAAGCAGAGTTTTCGATTACAGGTATGTGGATGAGAACGAATATAATTTCAAACTCATTTCAGATATGCTTACTGACTTAAATTTCTCTCTTGAATACCATAGAAACAAAGAAGTATTTGCACATGACGGAGAGCAAATTAAGTATGAACACTTACAAGTTACTAGTAGTGTCTCTGACTTTTTAACATATCTAAATGGCCGTTTTAGCAATATGATTCTAGGTCATAACGGCGACGGTATTAATGAAGTAACAGATGCACGTGTTGATAATACTGGTTATGGTCACAAAACTTTACAAGATCGTTTGTATCATGATTATTCAACATTAGATGCTTTCACTAAAAAAGTCGAGAAAGCTGTAGATGAACACTACAAAGAATATCGAGCAACTGAATATCGATTCGAACCGAAAGAGCAAGAACCAGAATTTATCACTGACTTATCGCCATACACTAACGCAGTAATGCAATCGTTTTGGGTAGACCCTAAAACAAAAATTATTTATATGACACAAGCGCGTCCAGGCAATCATTACATGTTATCTAGGTTGAAGCCTAACGGACAATTTATTGATAGATTGCTTGTTAAAAATGGCGGTCACGGTACACACAACGCCTATAGATATATCGGCAATGAGTTGTGGATTTATTCAGCAGTGTTAGACGCTAACAACAATAACAAGTTTGTACGCTTTAAATACAGAAGCGGAGAAATGACGTATGGCAACGAAATGCAAGACGTCATGCCAAACGTATTTAACAACAGGTACACGACAGCAATTTATAATCCAGTAGAAAACTTAATGATTTTTAGACGTGAATATAAAGCTTCTGAACAACAAGTTAAGAATTCATTGAATTTCATTGAAGTTAGAAGTGCTGACGATATCGACAAAGGTATAGACAAAATTTTGTATCAAATGGATATACCAATGGAATATTCTTCATTAACGCAACCTATGCAAGGTATTGCGTATGATGCAGGTGTCTTGTATTGGTACACGGGTGATTCGAATACGGCTAATCCTAATTACTTACAAGGATTCGACATCAAAACAAAGGAATTATTGTTTAAACGACGTATCGATATAGGCGGTGTGAATAACAACTTTAAAGGAGATTTCCAAGAGGCTGAGGGTCTAGATATGTATTACGATCTAGAAACAGGACGTAAAGCACTTTTAATCGGGGTAACTATTGGACCAGGTAACAACAGACATCACTCAATTTATTCTATCGGCCAAAGAGGTGTTAACCAATTCTTGAAAAACATCGCGCCTCAAGTATCAATGACTGATTCAGGCGGACGTGTTAAACCGTTACCAATACAGAACCCAGCATATCTAAGTGATATTACAGAAGTTGGTCATTACTATATCTATACGCAAGACACACAAAATGCGTTAGATTTCCCGTTACCGAAAGCGTTTAGAGATGCAGGTTGGTTCTTTGATGTACTACCTGGACACTATAATGGTGCTCTAAGACAAGTACTTACCAGAAACAGCACAGGTAGAAATATGCTTAAATTTGAACGTGTCATTGACATTTTCAATAAGAAAAACAACGGAGCATGGAATTTCTGTCCGCAAAACGCCGGTTATTGGGAACATATTCCGAAAAGCATTACTAAGCTATCTGATTTAAAAATTGTTGGCTTAGACTTCTATATCACTACAGAAGAATCAAAAAGGTTTACTGATTTCCCTAAAGATTTTAAAGGGATTGCAGGTTGGGTGTTAGAGGTAAAATCAAATACACCTGGCAACACAACGCAAGTGCTAAGACGTAATAACTTCCCGTCTGCACATCAATTTTTAGTTAGAAACTTTGGTACTGGTGGCGTTGGTAAATGGAGTTTATTCGAGGGAAAGGTGGTTGAATAATGGTAGTAGATAATTTTTCGAAAGACGATAACTTAATCGAGTTACAAACAACATCACAATATAATCCAATTATTGACACAAACATCAGTTTCTATGAATCAGATAGAGGGACTGGTGTTTTAAATTTTGCAGTAACTAAGAATAACAGACCGTTATCTATAAGTTCTGAACATGTTAAAACATCTATCGTGTTAAAAACCGATGATTATAACGTAGATAGAGGCGCTTATATTTCAGACGAATTAACGATAGTAGATGCAATTGATGGGCGTTTGCAGTATGTGATACCGAATGAATTTTTAAAACATTCGGGTAAGGTGCATGCTCAAGCATTCTTTACACAAAATGGGAGTAATAATGTTGTTGTTGAACGTCAATTTAGCTTCAATATCGAAAATGATTTAGTTAGTGGGTTTGATGGTATAACAAAGCTTGTTTATATCAAATCTATTCAAGATACTATCGAAGCTGTCGGTAAAGACTTTAACCAATTAAAGCAAAATATGGCTGATACACAAACGTTAATAGCAAAAGTGAATGATAGTGCGACAAAAGGAATTCAACAAATCGAAATCAAGCAAAACGAAGCTATACAAGCTATTACTGCGACGCAAACTAGTGCAACACAAGCTGTTACGGCTGAATTCAATAAAATAGTTGAAAAGGAGCAAGCGATATTTGCGCGTGTCAATGAAGTTGAGCAACAAATCAATGGTGCTGACCTTGTCAAAGGTAACACAACGACAAATTGGCAAAAATCAAAAATTACTGATGATTATGGTAAAGCAATTGAATCGTCTGAACAGTCCATAGATAGCGTTTTAAGCGCAATTAATACATCTAGGATTATTCATATCACTAGCGCGACAGATGCGCCCTCGTTTAAAGATATAGGGACTGTCGATACACCTAAAGAAGATGGCGTTGACGATGGTTCAGATATTCCGGTAGCTCCTAACACTTTAGGAAAATCAGGCGTATTAGTTGTCTATGTTGTTGATGATAGTACGGCACGTGCAACATGGTATCCAGATGATTCAAACGACGAATATACAAAATATAAAATTAGTGGCACATGGTACCCATTTTATAAAAAAAATGACGGCGATTTAACTAAGCAATTCGTCGAAGAAACATCAAACAACGCTTTAAATCAAGCCAAGCAGTATGTAGATGATAAATTCGGAACAACGAGCTGGCAACAACATAAGATGACAGAGGCGAACGGTCAATCAATACAAGTTAACTTAAACAATGCGCAAGGCGATTTAGGCTATTTAACTGCTGGTAATTACTATGCAACAAGAGTGCCAGATTTACCAAGTGGCGTTGAAAGTTATGAGGGGTATTTATCTGTACTCGTTAAAGACGAAACAAATAAGTTATTTAACTTCACACCTTATAACTCTAAAAAGATTTACACACGATCAATCACAAACGGCAGACTCGAGCCACAGTGGACAGTGCCTAATGAACATAAGTCAACGGTATTATTCGACGGTGGAGCAAATGGTGTAGGTACAACAATAAATCTTACCGAACCGTACACAAACTATTCTATTTTATTAGTAAGTGGTACTTATCCAGGTGGCGTTATTGAGGGGTTCGGACTAACCGCATTACCTAATGCAATTCAATTAAGTAAAGCGAATGTAGTTGATTCAGACGGCAACGGTGGCGGTATTTATGAGTGCTTACTATCCAAAACAAGTAACACTACTTTAAGAATCGATAACGATGTGTATTTCGATTTAGGTAAAACATCAGGTTCTGGAGCGAATGCCAACAAAGTTACAATAACTAAAATTATGGGGTGGAAATAATGAAAATAAAAGTAAATGATAAAAATGAGGTTATCGGATACGTTAATACTGGCGGTTTGCGCAATAGTTTAGATGTAGATGATAACAATGTGCCTATTAAATTTAAAGAAGAGTTCGAACCTAGAAAGTTTGTTTTCACTAACGGCGAAATTAAATACAATAGCAATTTCGAAAAAGAAGATTCAACTAATGCATCAAGCCAACAAAACACGTCAGATTTGAGTGATGAGGAACTTCGCAGAATGGTTGCGAGTATGCAAATGCAGATGACGCAAGTGAACATGTTGACAATGCAATTGACGCAACAAAACGCTATGTTAACACAACAGTTGACCGAACTGACAACTAACAAAACAAATACTGAGGGGGACGTTTAAATGATGAAGATGATTTATCCAACTTTTAAAGACATTAAAACTTTTTATGTGTGGGGTTGCTATAAAAATGAGCAAATTAAGTGGTACGTAGACATGGGTGTAATTGACAAGGAAGAATATGCATTGATCACTGGAGAAAAATATCCAGAAACAAAAGATGAAAAGTCACAGGTGTAGTACTTGTGGCTTTTTAATTTAACACAAAGTAGGTGGCGTAATGTTTGGCTTTACCAAACGGCACGAACATGAATGGCGAATTAGAAGATTAGAAGAGAACGATGAAACAATGCTTAGCACTCTCAATGAGATTAAATTAGGTCAAAAAACTCAAGAGCAAGTTAACATTAAATTAGATAAAACTTTAGATGCTATCCAGAGGGAAAGACAGATAGACGAAAAAAATAAGAAAGAAAACGACAAAAATATACGCGATATGAAAATGTGGATTCTCGGTTTGGTAGGGACTATCTTTAGTACGATTGTCATAGCCTTACTAAGAACCATTTTTGGTATTTAAAGGAGGTGATTACCATGCTTAAAGGATTCTTCGGATATAGTTTCTGGGCATGCTTCTGGTTTGGTAAATGTAAGTAATGTATAGGAGTCAGTGCTAAGGCACTGGCTTTTTATTTTGATTGAAATGAGGTGCATACATGGGATTACCTAATCCAAAGACTCGAAAACCTACAGCTAGTGAAGTAGTAGAGTGGGCACTGTATATGGCTAAAAACAGAAGAGTTATAGATGTTGACAGAGCATATGGCGGGCAATGTTGGGATGTTCCTAACTACATTTTAGAACGATATTGGGGGTTCAGAACTTGGGGCAACGCAAATGCTATGGCTCAAAAATCCAATTATCGCGGTAGAGATTTTAAAATTTATAGAAATACAGCTAGTTTTGTGCCTAAGCCGGGAGATTGGGCAGTTTGGGCTAATAGAAACCCGGGGCATGTAGCGATAGTTGTTGGTCCAGCTGATAAAAACACATTTTACAGCGTTGAATGAATTGGTATAAATTGATGAATTGTTTATAATATCGCTAAGGAGTGATATTGTGAAAAAATATAATAAAGATGATTATTTGGGGAAAACAAAAGGTATTTACACGTTTTTAGGTATGATAAATCAAACTAAGGCAAGATTCCGTTGTGAATTATGTGGCGGAGAATATGAAGCTAACTTTTATTCTTGGATAAATAAAGGAAGATCAAATTGTAAATGTATGTTTAAAAACACACACCATAAATTATATGGCAGATACGATAAAATGTTAGCGCGATGTTATAAATCTAACTCTGACAATTATCGATATTATGGAGGTAGAGGTATAGAAGTTTGTAAAAGATGGAGAGATAATTTTCAAAACTTCTTAGATGACATGCTACCTACTTTTTTGATGGCGCCGAATTAGATAGAATTAATAACGATGGAAATTATACACCAAATAATTGTAGATGGGTTACTCATTCTCATAATATGTTGAATCGTAAAGGGTTCAAAAATTCGACTCAATATCCTGGTGTACGTATAACGCCACAAAATAATTATTTAGGTAGAGTTCAAATAAATAAAAAAGAATATAGAACTAAGCGATACGATAATCCTAAGGATACTTACAATTCATTAATGGAAATAAAACAGCGCCTTTATTCAGAAATGAATATCGAATAACCTTCTTAATTCATGGGAAGTCCTAACGTAAAGACGAGGATAATCATGAGCGAAGCCCAAAAAGGGAACGTGCAACGACTATCGAAAGCGCACTAGACACCTTATAAGGTGTCTTTTTTAGTGGAAGTGAGTAGAGTACATTCAAGTGAATGGAAATAGAAGGCAACCTACAAGGTTGATGATATAGTCTAGTCTTTGCGGAAACGTAAAGCAGTTCATAAGAGAACGGTCAATGATTAACGTACATTGACGAATATAACGAGACCAGAATTGGTATACAGCTAATTGGTCTGGCAGTCCTCCCTATAAAATCAAACATACTTATCACGATGGGCCTGGAGGAGTAACACATTTTGTTAGACCACCATATCATCCAGACAAAACTACACCAGCACCCAAACCGGTTCCTAAATCGAAAGATGATAGTGATGATAAGGAAAAGAATAATAAAAAAGTTCCAATTTGGAAAGATGTAACAACTATAAAGTACACTATTTCTAGCCAAGAGGTTAATTATCCAGAATATATTTATCATTTTATAGTAGAGGGTAATCGACGACTCGAAAAACCTAAAGGAATAATGATTAGAAATGCTCAAACAATGAGTTCAGTAGAAAATTTATATAACAGTAGGAAGAAATACAAACAAGATGTGGAATATCCCCACTTTTATGTAGATAGACATAATATTTGGGCTCCTAGAAGAGCAGTATTTGAGGTTCCTAATGAACCTGATTATATAGTTATAGACGTATGCGAAGATTATAGCGCGAGTAAAAATGAATTTATTTTCAATGAAATTTACGCAATGGGTGTAGCGGTAGACATGATGATTGAATACGAGATACCTCTAAGTATTGAAAATCTTAAAGTAGACGATAGCATTTGGCGTTCGATGTTGGAACATGTTAATTGGAATATGATTGACAACGGTGTTCCTCCTAAAGATAAATATGAAGCGTTAGAAAAGGCATTACTTAATATATTTAAAAACAGAGAAAAATTATTAAATTCTATAACTAAACCAACAGTAACAAAATCTAGAATAAAAGTTATGGTAGATAATAAAAACGCTGATATAGCTAATGTAAGAGACTCATCACCAACAGCTAACAATGGTTCGGCATCTAAGCAACCGCAGATTATTACCGAAACAAGTCCTTATACATTCAAACAAGCACTGGACAGACAAATGTCTAGGGGTAACCCGAAAAAATCTCATACATGGGGCTGGGCTAACGCTACACGAGCACAAACGAGTTCAGCAATGAATGTTAAGCGTATATGGGAAAGTAACACTCAATGTTACCAAATGCTTAATTTAGGCAAGTATCAAGGCGTTTCAGTTAGTTCGCTTAATAAGATACTTAAAGGTAAGGGGACATTGAATAATCAAGGTAAAGCGTTCGCAGAAGCTTGTAAAAAGCACAACATTAATGAAATTTATTTGATCGCGCACGCTTTCTTAGAAAGTGGTTATGGAACAAGTAACTTCGCTAATGGAAAAGATGGAGCATTCAACTACTTCGGCATTGGCGCTTACGACAACAATCCTAACTACGCCATGACATTCGCAAGAAATAAAGGTTGGACATCACCAGCAAAAGCAATCATGGGCGGTGCTAGCTTCATAAGAAAGGATTACATCAACAAAGGTCAAAACACATTGTACCGAATTAGATGGAATCCTAAGAATCCAGCTACCCACCAATACGCTACTGCTATAGAGTGGTGCCAACATCAAGCAAGTACAATCGCTAAGTTATATAAACAAATCGGCTTAAAAGGTATCTACTTCACAAGGGATAAATATAAATAAAGAGGTGTATAAATGTACAAAATAAAAGATGTTGAAACGAGAATAAAAAATGATGGTGTTGACTTAGGTGACGTTGGCTGTCGATTTTACACTGAAGATGAAAATACAGCATCTATAAGAATAGGTATCAATGACAAACAAGGTCGTATCGATCTAAAAGCACATGGCTTAACACCTAGATTACATTTGTTTATGGAAGATGGCTCTATATTCAAAAATGAGCCCCTGATTATCGACGATGTTGTAAAAGGGTTCCTTACCTACAAGATACCTAAAAAGGTTATCAAACACGCTGGTTATGTTCGCTGTAAGCTGTTTTTAGAGAAAGAAGAAGAAAAAATACATGTCGCAAACTTTTCTTTCAATATCATTGATAGTGGTATTGAATCTGCTGTAGCAAAAGAAATCGATGTTAAATTGGTAGATGATGCTATTACGAGAATCTTAAAAGATAACGCGACAGATTTATTGAGCAAAGACTTTAAAGAGAAAATAGATAAAGATGTTATTTCTTACATCGAAAAGAATGAAAGTAGATTTAAAGGTGCGAAAGGTGATAAAGGCGAACCGGGACAACCTGGAGCAAAAGGTGAAGCGGGTAAAAAAGGAGAACAAGGCGCACCCGGTAAAAACGGTACTGTAGTATCAATCAATCCTGACACTAAAATGTGGCAAATTGATGGTAAAGATACAGATATCAAAGCAGAACCTGAGTTATTGGACAAAATCAATATCGCAAATGTTGAAGGGTTAGAAAATAAATTGCAAGAAGTTGAAAAAATCAAAGATACAACTCTCAACGACTCTAAAACGTATACGGATTCAAAAATTGCTGAACTAGTTGATAGCGCGCCTGAATCAATGAACACATTAAGGGAACTCGCAGAAGCAATACAAAATAATTCTGTATCCGAAAGTGTACTGCAACAAATTAGTTCGAAAGTAAACAGCGAAGATTTTGAGGCGTTTAAGCAAACCTTAAATAATTTATATGCTTCTAAAAACCACACACATACCCTAAATCAAGTGAATGGATTAGATGACGCTTTATCTAACAAATCAAGCATCAATCATAACCACGACGATAGATATGTATTAACATCACAAGCATTTACTCAACAACAAGCAGATCGTCTATATCAACAGAAGGGTGAGTTACAACCTACCGTCAAGATATGGACAGGTACGGAACAAGAATACAATTATGTTTATCAAAAAGACCCTAACACACTCTACTTGATTAAGGGGTGACGTTATGGAGGCTAATTTTAACAGAGTAAAAAAGTTGGTGTACAACGGAACTGAATACGTCAAAGCATATGCAGGTTATACGCAAATTTGGATTAAACCACCATCATTTGTAGTAAAGCCATTACCTAGGAATAAGAAACCGGACATTATCGACGGTGTAACAGCCAAGTGGACAATTGATGGTATTACCCCTAACAAAACGTATCAAATTAGTATTACTGGTGTTAGAAACGGTATTATGCGTGTATCACAAACCGCGTTAGGCAACAGTGATTTAAGGATTGCTGGTGCAAATAGCGGACTTGCATCGGCAAGTATTAACGTAACGAGTCCAAACGGAATTATTTACGTGACAATGAGTGATGTATATACAGGAACACCGGAATTAACTTTAAGCTAACCTTTCGAGGTTGGCTTTTTATTTTGGATAAAAGGAGCAAACAAATGGATATTAACTGGAAATTGAGATTCAAAAATAAAGCAGTACTAGCTAGTTTAGTTGGAGCATTGTTGCTATTTATCAAGCAAATCACGGATTTGTTCGGATTGAATTTATCTACTCAATTAAATCAAGTTAGTGCGATTATAGGCGCTATCCTCACGTTACTTACAGGTATTGGCGTTATTACTGACCCAACGTCAAAAGGCGTCTCAGATTCATCTATAGCACAGACATATCAAGCGCCTAGAGATAGCAATAAAGAAGAACAACAAGTTACGTGGAAATCATCACAAGACAGTAGTTTAACGCCGGAATTAAGCACGAAAGCACCAAAAGAATATGATACATCACAACCTTTCACAGACGCCTCTAACGATGTTGGCTTTGATGTGAATGAGTATCATCATGGAGGTGGCGACAATGCAAGCAAAATTAACTAAAAAAGAGTTTGTAGAGTGGTTGAAAACTTCTGAGGGAAAACAATTCAATGCGGACTTATGGTATGGATTTCAATGCTTTGATTATGCCAATGCTGCTTGGAAAGTTTTGTTTGGATTACTTCTAAAAGGTTTAGGTGCAAAAGATATACCATTTGCAAACAATTTCGATGGACTAGCTACTGTATACCAAAATACACCGGACTTTTTGGCACAACCCGGCGACATGGTTGTGTTCGGTAGTAATTACGGTGCAGGATACGGACACGTAGCATGGGTAATTGAAGCAACTTTAGATTATATCATTGTATATGAGCAGAATTGGCTAGGCGGTGGCTGGACTGACGGAATCGAACAACCCGGCTGGGGTTGGGAAAAAGTTACAAGACGACAACATGCTTACGATTTCCCTATGTGGTTTATCCGCCCGAACTTCAAAAGCGAAATAACACCAAGATCAGTTCAATCTCCTACACAAGCACCTAAAAAAGAAACAGCAATTCCACAACCTAAAGCGGTAGAACTTAAAATTATCAAAGATGTGGTTAAAGGTTATGACCTTCCTAAACGTGGTGGTAATCCTAAAGGTATTGTCATTCATAATGACGCAGGAAGCAAAGGGGCGACTGCTGAAGCATATCGTAACGGATTAGTAAATGCACCTTTATCAAGATTAGAAGCGGGCATTGCGCATAGTTACGTATCAGGCAACACAGTTTGGCAAGCCTTAGATGAATCACAAGTAGGTTGGCATACCGCTAATCAAATAGGTAATAAATATTATTACGGTATTGAAGTATGTCAATCAATGGGCGCAGATAACGCGACATTCTTAAAAAATGAACAGGCAACTTTCCAAGAATGCGCTAGATTGTTGAAAAAATGGGGATTACCAGCAAACAGAAATACAATCAGATTGCACAATGAATTTACTTCAACATCATGCCCTCATAGAAGTTCGGTTTTACACACTGGTTTTGACCCAGTAACTCGCGGTCTATTGCCAGAAGACAAGCGGTTGCAACTTAAAGACTACTTTATCAAGCAGATTAGGGCGTACATGGATGGTAAAATACCGGTTGCCACTGTCTCTAATGAGTCAAGCGCTTCAAGTAATACAGTTAAACCAGTTGCAAGTGCATGGAAACGTAATAAATATGGTACTTACTACATGGAAGAAAGTGCTAGATTCACAAACGGCAATCAACCAATCACAGTAAGAAAAGTGGGGCCATTCTTATCTTGTCCAGTGGGTTATCAGTTCCAACCTGGTGGATATTGTGATTATACAGAAGTGATGTTACAAGATGGCCACGTTTGGGTAGGATATACATGGGAGGGGCAACGTTATTACTTGCCTATTAGAACATGGAATGGTTCTGCCCCACCTAATCAGATATTAGGCGACTTATGGGGAGAAATCAGTTAGAATGACGTAGTCATGTCTATTTAAGCAGGTGTGTTACACACCTGCTTTCTATTTACATTTAAAGATAATATGTGATATTATTTTATTAGAATTTTATTTAACATTACTTTCAAGGTTTAAATGTGCATAACAGGCAGGTACTTCGGTACTTGCCTATTTTTTTATGCAAATTTTACAAAAAAAACACTTGATTAATAAACAATTGTTTAGTATAATTGTATTTGTAGGTTAGTTGATGACTTACAAATTATGTGTAAGGAGGTGAAAAGCCTCATGCTAGACATAATAAAAACACTTCTAGAAAATCCAGTATTGGCAGTACTGATAATTCCAGAAGTGTTAAAACAACTTAGAGAATGGCATCTCGGATACCTAGACCGAAAGCCAAACAACAAAGATTAAATTTATGCTTGGAGCCTGATGGCTCCTCCTTACACTTATATAATATAATATTATTTGGAGGTTTTCAATTATGACAGAACAAATGTATTTATTATTGTTTTTATTAAGCCTACCATTGTTACTATTTATCGGGAGAAAAACACATTTTTATTATTTAGATAAAAAGAATGGACGTAGATAATATGAGTGATTATAAATTGAAAATAATTGAATTGATCAAAAGTGATATAACAGGTTACCAAATTCACAAACAAACTGGCGTAGCGCAATATGTAATTTCACAATTAAGGCAAGGGAAACGTGAAGTAGATAACTTAACTTTAAATACAACTGAAAAATTATACAAGTACGCGCAACAAGTGTTATAA